ATTATGTGCCTACTTGCGAAGTCACTGCACCTGTTCCGATCACTGTGATTGACGCTTCAACCATACCATCTACTGATGATGAGATTGTGCGACCTGTGATTAGAGCCGGTCCTTTATAACCAAGATCGTTTGCATCATCACCGATTGGCCAGAAGTGGATTTCTACTTCTGTTGAGCCTGGTGCAAGTGATACGTTAGCATCTACTTGACCGTCTGGTGTTGTGCCGTCATCTGTTGTTGTCCAATAGACATCTAATGAACCACTCCATGACTTGAAAGTTGGTTTGTTTGTTCTGTATGCTACACCTGCTACGTTCATAGTTGTTGCATCGATTGTTTCTTGTGTTTCCTCTAATGAGAAAGAACGAATAGACGCTACTGCTGTTGAACCGATATAGACGATACCTGTTGATCCACTATGGATACTATTTACATCTGCCATTTCTGGTCTCCTTTATGTATTACCTTTTGCATAGGTGTATTGTACGCCTATACTGATTGCTTGTGATATTGTAGGATAACCAGTTTCTTGGATATCCCCTATTTCTAATAGTTCTGTTAGTTGTGCTTTGCCGCCTCTGGTTCTGTCTTCTTCTAACTTCTCTTCAATCACCTCAATGATATCTGCAAGTTGTTGTTGAACTTTCTCAGTTTTTGACTTACCATCTATATGCACTGTGATAACGATATTAAGAGTTGCTAATCGCCACTCTCTTGCGATATCTTCTTTATCTTCAGAAGTTATTTCTACTTGGATAAAGGGGAATGCTGTTCTGGCTAATCGTGCAAAGTCTTCTGGTTTAGCTGATATCTTTCCAAGACGAGGAGACTTAATAGATTTAAGTTTCGTAATAACATCCTCGAGGATCTCTTTACGCTTACTATTCATCTATACATTCTCTCCGCTTCTATGTATTGTACTTCAGATTCATCATATACACCATCATCATTGTGATCGTATGAGATCCCAGCAGCCATAGCCGCTGAGAACTCTTCCATATAACGTTCTTTATAGAATACCATTTGTCTTTGGAAAGTATCATCTTCCTGGAAGTTAGACAATCGTGGCAAGATATAATATGCTAATGAATGATAGATAGTTGCTCTCTTCCATTCTGATGCCTTTAACTTTGTTGTATCAAACAAGTTTGGGTCACGCATAGCGTTCCACCAATCTGCTTTTATACGGCGTTCAATATCTAATGAAGAGTTTACTAACTCTGGATCAAACGTATCTACACCGTGATCAAAGATATCTGGAACGATTGCTACTAAATCGTCATCTGTTGCATATACTGCCATAATCGTCTCCTATCTAACTTATACTATTATACGTTGATTAGTTGAACACCACGTGTTGCATCTACTACGCCTACACCTGCATGGATTGATGCTACTACATCATTACCAACTGCTGCTGCTCTACGCTGTACTTCGATATCTACACCTTTTTGCATCGCAAGACGACATGCTTCTTGACCGAAGATGAAGCCATTGTGTGCTGCTGGAACTAATGCTGATTGGAACATATTCACGCCTGCGAATGAACCTACGAAACCGTTGCGAAGTGCTTCAGTTTGGAAGTCGCCGCCTGCTACGTTGCCGTTTGCGAACAATGATTTCATTAGTGCTGCTGCTGATGCTGTTGAGATAACTGCGTTCAACTGACCCATTTCACCAGCGCCACGGATTTGTGCTACTGCGTCAAAGATTGCATCTGCTGTTAGTGGTTCTGAATCACTTGTTGATGCTGTTAGGTCTGTTGCCATTGCTGTTAAGATTGCTGTATCGTATGCTTTTGCTACTGCGTTACCCAATACACGACCAAGTTCTTGTGGATCAATACCACCTAGGTCACGTACTACTGAACGTGCTGCATATAGATTTACTGGGATAGTTGCTGTTGTATCGCCGATAACTTCAGCCGCTAAATCGCCTGCTGTTTCTGATGATACTGTTGTTGCGTTTACTGCACCTAATAGTGGTACTTGTGCTGACTGTGAGCCTGCTGGTACATTCACTACTGGGATCAATGTGCCTGGTAGGAACAATGATGCTTCTTGTGCTGTATAGATTGTTGCTGCTTTTGTTGGTACTACTAGGCCTTCTAAAGAGAAACCTGAAAGATATTCATTTGCCATTTTACTGGACTCCTTTGTTTAATATTATAACTTACCCTCAGCCTTCATCTTACGATAGATTGCTCGGTCTGCTGGGTTAGTCATATCTAATGATGCAAGATCGGTGGCTGGCTTCATTGCCATACCTGTTGATCCTTGACTTACGACTCCACCTGATGTACTACGCAAGAAGTGTGGATTTGCATCCAACCATTCATTAACGTGGTTTTCAATCGTTTTTGGTTCAGCCGTTTCGGCATCGTATAAGACATTTCTATTTTCGTCAAATACGACTGGACGACCTGTCTCGTCAAGACCTACTTGTCCTTTTAATAGTTGTGCTACTTGATCTGGGTTTACAGCGTTTCTACTGCTTGCCGTTGATACAAGTGTTCCATCTACCTTAAGGTTTGTTAGTTCTTGTCTTAACTGCGTAATCTCACCTGAGAACTTATCTTTTTGTTGTGTTAAGATAATATCAAACTCTTCACGCTTTTTCATCGCCTCTAACTCACGCTCTTCTTCAGCCGTCTTTAGTGACTTGTATTCGTTAAGATCCACTTCTTGGTATCTCTTCTTATACTTGTCTAATCGTGCTTGCACGATCTTATCTACATCTTGCTGTGAGAAGTTTCGCTCTACCTGGTCATTAGTTTCTGGAGTGGTACCAGTATCCACTGCTTGTTCTTCACCCGAAGTCTCGGTCATATCGGTCATACCTATTATCCTTTTCGTTATACTACTATTTAGTCTTGTGTATCATCCATGATATCTGCTTCCATTTCTGGTTCTTCAATCACTTCTACCTTCTTCTTCTTCTTTGGTTTCACGCTACCGTGATCCCATTTACACTCGTCCCAGTTCTCTGGAGCGTTCGCATAAATCACTTTCTTGTCCAACGGCTGATAGTTTCTATCACCCTCGAACTTAACGGCTTTAACATAATCACCACCGCAGATATACCACGCTTTGATTATCATTTGCCATACCCCTTTTTCTTCTTACCCTTCTTCTTCATTGCCATTGTCTTCTCCTTCATCTATCTCTCGCATAATCTCTTCTAACTTATCTCCATTATGGATAACGATCTTAGCGATTTGTTTTTGGATTTCTTTAGCATATGTTTCTGACTTAACACCTGCTACAAGTGCTTCACTTAATAGTTTTAAGTCAGCGTGTTCGTCACGTAGATCAAACGTCTTTGCGTATTCAATGTTGAAATCTAAGTCTGGTTCTGTGCCATTCCACTTGAACCATAGACGCCAGATATTCCATTCTGTTTGTTCCATCTTGGCTGACTTATCTGCAAGTCTTGTATTTAACATCTCAAACTCTGTTGCTAATGCTACACCACTCTTTACACTTAGACCACGTGATGCCATGATTGCACCAAGATGAGTTGAGCGTAAGAAGTTTTCAATATGTACGTTGATCATATCGGTAATACTTGTAATACTTGTCCCTGATGGTTCTAATAGATATGGGCGTAGATTAGAGTCCATTGTATTATCCATATTAATAACTGAGCCTGCACCTGCTTGTGCTGATACATCTTGTGTCTTTACTAATGTTGGATGACCAGAGATACGAATACTTTGTTCTGCCTCACTCAAAAGATTGAAACAGGCTTGCTGTGCTTTTGCTACATCTGCGATATCACTTTGACCGATACCTTTATATTGAGTAGGGTTTGCATAGTGGCATACGAAAGGAACTTCGCCGATTGCGTTAATATATTCTTCTGTTGCGATGCAATCATCAGCTATACATTCATATACATAGAATGCTTCTGGTGTCCAAGCGATATACTTATAGTGATCTTCGCCTAACCATTCTTTAGTCTTAACATATACAAGTTTATCTTGTCCGTTTGGTTGTGTTTCATAAGTCCAGTCGCATACATTCTGTGGTGTGAATAGTCTTAGATATGGTCTAATATCTGCTTCTATTTCTTGCTCACGTGTGAATACACCTTCTTGCTGACCTTTAGTACATAAGATCCATACATTACCATATACGGTTGCTAAATCGTTTGCTTCTTTCATAAAGTCATCTAAGTCTTGACCATTGAAATCTACATCTTCCATAAAGCGATTGATTGTTAAATCACCTGCAAGATATCCGAATGTTCGTGTTGGGGTTGAACGGAACAAGAACGAGCGATATGTATCTACCGTTAGTTTCGTCATATTATCAAGTGCTGTATATTCTAATCGCTGTTGATACTGATCGCCTGGTGCATCATCCTCAAATAAGTATTTTCTTAGCATACCCAGTGATGCGTTGCGATAATCAAAGCCGCCAAGATAAGAGGCACGATAATAGTTCCATCGTCCCAAGTTTGCTTCATAAAGCGGATGTCTATAATCTAAATCCATTACCATACTCCAAAAGTGTTAGTGTTATCGGGTTGTATTTCCCTTGTTATAGGATACAAGAACTCCACTGGATATGTTGCAGCATCAAACATGTGGTCATAACCATCCCGCTTTTCTGGTATCTGTGTATCCGGCTTATAAGTGTATCTTTCTAAGCTCTGTATTAAGTATTTACACTTTGGATCAACCGTGTATCTACGGTCGCCATTTGCGTTCTTTAATAAAGAGTTCATTGCGTTTATTCTGTCTCTGACTGGTGGGTTCTTGCTTTTAGTCTTCACTACGAACCCAGCGTTTTGTAAGATTGAAACATCAGTTCTTCCACCTGCTGATGTCTTTCGAGCGATTCCACTATTATCAGGGAACACTACTATCTGAGATACAGGATATCTATTTTTAATCTCCTGTGCCATCTCATCGGTATTCGAGCCAATCATTCTTATCTCATCAAAGGCGTGTAAGCCATTTTGATCTCTATGATAGATGACGGCTGTTGAAGGCGAAACGTTGAAATCCATTCCGACAATCAGTTGTTTCGCTGGGTTCGGCAAATCACGGGTCACTATGTTATGTTCCGAGAAGTTGTAGGCTATGACGCCAGAGAACGATTCGAACTTCGCTTCGTACTCCTGCCGGAAAGTCCTCTCATCTAAGTCTTTCCTTGCGGCTTCAATCTCTTCTTCAGGAACATTACCTCCCTCAAGTGTCGTCCATTGTTCGCTCGCCCAGTCAGGGTCTTGACCTCTACCCAGGTCATATAGTCCCTTGAACCAGTTCATACCCTTAGGAGTTCCGCAGAATAATGCAGACCCTGGTGGGTTTTGTGCTGAAAGTGCTGGACGAATAACCTCAAACCATAGTTCTGGTTTAAGATCACTTGTCTCATCGAATACAACGAAGTCATAACCACCACCACGTAATGTGTCTGGGTTATCACCACTCTTAATCGATATAATACTTTCATTCACCAATGTTAGTTCCAATCTACTTTCATTTGTTTTGGCAATCCATTTTAGTTTGCCTAATCTGTCTTTTAAGTCTGCCCAAATAATATCTCTACCCATTTGGTATGTTGGACATATATATAATACACGCTTCTTAGGGAATCGTGCAAATCTTGCTAACTCTCTTATTGAGAGATAGGTTTTGCCAGTTCGGCGCCCAGCAGCGAAAACTCTAAATCTTGCATCAGTGTCTACTACTGCTTTCTGTGCTTTATTCAGTGGCATCTTGTCTCTCATATATTGAAATACTACGGTCTTTATGTCCCGTACTGCCTCTGTATAGTATTGCTCCTGTTTCTTTCCACTCTATATTGCGATAGAACGGTCTTGCCCAATCTAACCATACGATGTGTGATCCTGGTTTAGTGACCTTATGTGCTTCACGGAATACTTGTCTAATATTCAATGTTTCTGCTGGGCAGTTATATAGATTTTGATATTCTTTTAATCTATCTGTCCCGTATGGTGGGTCTGCTACAACTAAGTCAAACTCTTGTCCGAAATAGTCACTTAACTTTCTTGCATCAGCGTATACAGTATCTTCATCTTGTGGATTGATATCTGCTTTTACACCTGGAAGTTCATCTACTACTGCTTGACCAGCATACAGATGAAGAATATTTGTTTTATCTGGGAATAAGTTTCTTATGCGTTTTAGATAGTTTCCTTGATATCCACCATAATAATCATTTTGTTTTCCATAGTTATTGCCAAGATATATACAGCCTACCATACGACCACTATCTTCATTGAATAGACCTGTTTGACCTAACCATTCATTATAATGTTTTACTCTATCTGTATTATTCATCGTCACTCCACGGTAGAATACTTTGATCTTCTTCATTGATAGGTGAATCTGATTGTCCAAGCATATTCTTCCCAAGCCAAATCAACATTGTATGATTACCTGACATTGCTACTTCTACTTGTTTTCTTCTCAATCTCATTTTCCCATCGGCTTTCCCTTTAGCGATTATCCCTGCTAAATCTTTTCTGCGTCTTAATGTATCTTCTGATACTCCAAGAATATCTACTAACTCTTTGATAGTACAGTGAATACTTGCTAACTTATATAGAAGTTCTTCATCTACTTCTACCTTAGGTCTACCTGCTTTTTTCTTTTCTTCACTCATTGTATTCTCCCGTTTATACCCTCATCGGTTTGAGGTAGGTATTATTTCTGTTGTTGTTGAATCTTGGTAATCGTCTTTGCCGTAATAGCGCCTTACTATTGTGGTTCTTTCTATATTATACGAACCAATAGACTGACCAGCTCGTTTGCGATATATAACATGTTCTTTAAGAATATCACCGGGTTGCTTGGCACCAAATATATCATCATACTCCCAATCACTTTGTTTTTCCTTTTTCATCTTCTTTTCCTTTTACATTAACATGTCGGCAATCCATTTACCGACTGTTGTTGCTATAACGAGACCTGCGATAGCCCATAATCTATTATCGATACGATCTATCTTACGATGTAAGGTCTTGAACTCATCATCTGTTTTTGTATTATGATACTGAGTTGTTTCTTTTAAGTTCTTTACATCGTTCTTAATAATCTCTATATCAATCTTATTCTTATTTACATCATCTACTCTAACTGACTGAATCTTCGCTTCTTTATTTTTAATCATTGTATTCGCCCTTATGATGCACTTATGTTATCTGCTGGTGAATGCATCTTCTTCCAGTTTGTTCCATCATAGAAAGCCATACAAGGTGAAGATGAACCACCGTTGCCATCGGTTACATACACCATTGATCCTGGGTTCAGAGTAATAAAGCCACCTGCTTCTAATCCTGCATAATAGTTTGCTGTTGCTGTATCTACATTGATGAACCCGCATACA